CTCCTCCTTCTAGTGCAGTCAGTCGAGTCTCAAGCGCCTCAATAGTAGTTTGCTGCTCTTTAATTGCTTCAATAAGCAATGCAGTGATTCTATCATAAGTAACACCTTTCAGAATTCTATCGTCATCATCATCTGGATCAGGCTCAAAATCTACAACAGCTTCTGGAAGAACTTCTTCTAACTCTTGAGCAATTACCCCTGCTTCTCTCAAATCCTTTCCAATTCTATTATATGTCACTCCGCGGATTTGTTTTACTTTATCTACAGCATCGGTGATATTTTCAACGTTCTCTTTAATTCTTATATCTGATCCAACTGTCCATCCAACATCACCTCTATTATGACCCTCACCAGAGACATGAACCCCATAAATAGTACTACCATATGAGCCGCTGCCGGCGGCCTGACCACGGAAAAGATATGTCGCATTAGTGATACTGGAACTAGTTCTGTTATTAATATAACTTCTAACTCCGTAAGCAGTACCAATTGTATTACTAACGCCTGGATTAGGAGTATTAAGATCTACAGTAAAATATCCACCGTAGGCGGTAGTAATAGTGCCACCACTACTATTAATTTGAGTTTCTCCATCTACTGCAATACAATTTGTAGCAGTAGACTGTTCTCTAACTTCAGCAAATCCTACTACTGCTTTGTTATTATCTAAACTAGTACCATCAAATGCTATCGCCAATCCTTGCATGCCGTAATTTAGGGAGGCAGTTCCACTACTTCCGCTTCTTTCTGCAGCGTAAGAATATGTACCATAGTTATATCCACTAGTGGAACCTGTTGATTGCTCGGAATAAGTATAATTTCCATAGGTATACGATCTGTTACCTGATATTAGATCATAACCAGTTACAGAGTTAGTTACCAGATTTTCTAAGCCATATGCAAATTTATTCCCAGAATTATCTGACGCACCAGTTATACTAGTGTGAATTAATTGACCACGTTGATCGCTCGTCGTAGGATCATTAATATCTCTATCAATCTCTAGTGCTGTATCCCCTGTCGAATCGTTAATAAAAAGTCTTGAAGCTGTTATGTCACCTGTTACATCTAACGTAGTAGAAGGAGAACTGTTGCCAATACCGACATTGCCGTCCGGCGCTATGCGCATCCTCTCAGTAAAGGTGCCGCCACCACCGCCGCCAAGAAGGATAGCACCATCATTAGTATCATTTCTATGACTAATGTAAAGGCCGCCAGAAAGGCCATTAAGCGTCCCGTAGTGTGTTGTGTCCGACGAGGTTCTAATCTGACCTGTAACATTTAACGGCACTGCAGGAAACGAAGTGCCGATACCTACGTTGCCATTTCCGTCTTCAATTAAAGATGTGGGAATAATTTTAGATGTAGCACTATCATATTTTAATAACTCCCCATCGGCAATATTAGAAATATTCACATCGCTAGCGGTAGCAAGTTCAGTGTTAACGCTATTAGCATCAGGTTTAAAGACTGTAATGGCTAAAACGTCACTGTCTGCAAAAACCTCACCGCCCTGAAGAATAATTGCAGAATCCTGTAAGGTGTATTCAGTCGTCTTTTTTAACAATACCCCATTAAGATGCACTTCAATCCTATTAATATCATAAGCATCACTCAGTGTAGCACTATCAATGCCACCTGTTATAGTAGGATATTCTTCAACGACTAGAGCAGGGATTCTATTATAATCAATGAACCTGCCGTCCTTAATCATTGTAGCAATGTCGTTTGCTCTTGTCATCTAACCACTCTTTTTTCTATAAGATATTAAAATTATTTATAATTAGATACTATCTCCATTGTCTGCATTAGCAATAGTGATAGTATAGTCTGTTACACTGTCTCTACTGTCTGCATCTAATGGGAAAGGTTCAACAGTAATTCTTTCAAAGATGTTATCAGAATCAGTTAGGCTATAGGATACATCAGGATTTCTAAAGTCGACAATAGCCTTGCGAATAATACCCGACGAGGAGATAGGACCATAGAACGCAGTCTTCATCTCAAAGTCTAGAGTATAGATAATGGTTCTTCTGTTTTCTAACTGCCCTTCATAGTCATCAGAGTATGAAATACCAATCAATGAAATCGGAATATCTTCCTTGATATCCGGATAATCACTAAACTGCTTCATTGTGACGGTATATGATGGACTGAAGAACGGCAAGATCTGTTCAATGATTTGTACTGCATCTTCGTTGGTCTTAGATAAGATATTCAGCTGAAAGTTAAGAATATATGGTACAGATGTATAGAACTTCTTTCGTGTAGTTCCAGTATCATCCTGCTCAGAGAACGAGTTAACCTTGGGCAACTGCCTTACTGGATCATAGTATAAGGAAGAGATTTCAAAGGACATACGAGGAAGCTTGACTGCTAACTTTTCATCAGACATATCCTCAGTTTCTCTTATACGATCCAGAAACTTTTGTTTCGGTGCATAGCTTAGTGGAACCTTCATCTGACTAATAACGGCTCCTGACGAGTCCTTACGGAGCACATAGAGGTTATTGAACATGGTACCACAGACTGCTACACACTTTCTAATCTTTTCATGGTAGAAATGCTGCAGAAACATAATAGGTCATCTCTCCAAACGGGTTACTCTCAGAGAAGTCGATAATGTTATCACCCTCAGTCTCAAAGTCTGAGTTCTGACTAAACACCTGCTGAAGCTCTTCATCTATACTGCTAATGGTCTTAGTGATATTAGATTCGGTTGATGTGATAGTAGTGCCGGCAGAGAACGTTCTCCACTTACCGTCAGTAGAACCTACATGTGATACTGAAAGAATATTGACCTGTGCGTTCCAATCTACGATCTCTGCAACAAGCTTTGGTCCATTAGCACTATCTACAAAGTACTCTACATTCTCGCCAATGATAAGATCGTTAGAGTCACTGGATGCTAGTGTAAGCTGTATCTTATTACCGATAGCTTCAAGCTCATCGATCTTATCAATTCCAGTATCAAAGTCTTCATCACTGTACTCAAAGAGTTCAATTTCCATTCTAAACGTTGGAAGGTTGGACAGTTGATAGAAAGGTCTATCGTCAATCACTCTCATAATTTCAAATACTTGGTCTGATAAAGGTAAATAGATCAGATCACCTTCTCTAGGTCTATCATAGTCAACATACAGACCTGCCGTAGAATTCCATCTCTTTTTAGAAACGTGTAAGGTTGCACGATCCCGAATCTCTACGCCAAACCTAGTAAACAAGTCTTGATCACCGTCAAATCCGTCTGTATTCTCTAAATACATTTCAATAGTATAAGCATTATCAAATCTAGATGCTACGTCTTCACCGAAGATCTTATCTTCAGCTACAAGAGTTCTGGGCATGTACTGGACATCTTGCCCATACATTTTAATAGATTCGATGATAATATTTTCGTAAAGGTTTTGCTCGGATCTGACTGTTTGTGAGAAGTAACGATTTCTAGCCATCGACTTATCCTACAAAGAAATCAACAGGAAGCTCGTAAGTAGTTCTTAACTTTTCCTCTAGTCTTAGCATTTCTTGTGTGGCATCATCGTAGAGCTGTCTTCCGTTTAGCTGTACACCGCCTGGAAGAACCATACCTTCAAACTTAATCAGGTTTGCACCCCACTGTTGCTTGATAGCCTGTGTCAGATATTCCTTGACAAAGATATCATTATAGACATCTGTATATGTTTCAGGATCAACGATCTTAAAAGTCTCAAAGACTAAGTAATCGTCTTCCTTAATATTCTGCTCTGAGAACTCGCCGTGGATGTACACGCGGTTCTGATGACGGTTAAAGTCAATCTGGGGTTGTCCAGTCAGCATCTGGTCAATTAAAGATAGGTACTGCTTGATCTGCTCGTAGTAAGCTAAGTCACCGATAAAAGTATTCAAGTCATAGATTTCGTTCAGAGAGATCTGATACTTGATATCAAACATGCCAGCAGAAGATCCGCCAGTAGAGTTGATCTGAAACAGTTTTTTGATGTAAGTAATACTATCGTCTACGGTAATGTAGCCGTTAGATACGTCTGTAGCCGTGACCTGATGCTTGAGGAAAGTACGAACAACTGCATCTGCATGATACTCTTGAAATAACTGAAGGGTATCATCAGCTCTATCTTCAAGCTGGTCAACGTCAACGTTAATCTCAATAACTGGCGCACCCAGCCTTCTCAAGCAGTAGTCAATTAAATCTTGTCTGGTAGATGGATTCGCCATTCAACTTCTTCTTCAGTTATTGGTTTTTACTATTTATACTTTTAATCAGCCGGTGCAATAGTAAGCTCTCCAGCTTCTACCTGACGCATAATTTCAGCGTAGTGACGGTTTGCAGGGTCTAAAGGTACAAACATTTCCATACCATCAATTATAGCTTTAATACTAGATGGCGAATCATCAAACTCTGATTGAATATATTGTGCTGATGTAATATTGATTTTATCTTGCATTTTTATAACTCCGCATCCAGTGTAATACCATATCTATGTGCTCTATAACCACCTGACGATGAAACCCCCTGTACAACCATATCATTAAATGAACTACCAATGCTGCTGAAAGTCCAGTTATATGAATAACTCCCGGTTGTTCCACTATTTGTAACAGTTGGAGTTGTTCTCTTTATTACTTTTTGCGGTATAATAAAATTAGCACCGCCTACTCCATCTCCGTTAAACATAACAGCACATATTTCATAATACCTCTGACACAGCGCCAACTCCTCACCATAGGACCGATACTCGAATGGAGTGGCGGTTTCACCTGCTTCTAGTTGGACTCCAGTGATATAAGCTGTTTGGCCAATACCTCCTATTTCCACTAACGCTAATATGTTGGTAGGGTTAATTGTAGGAACGGTGTAAGAATGGGTATATCTTGTCCATGTTGTAGTCCAAGTAGCTGCAGTCGCCCCCGAAAATGAGGCTTGATTAGTGCCAGTAAACTTAGTGTCTCTGAAATTTATAACGGCATAGATATCCTCTGTTCCGGTGTCTACTTTTGCATAATAACTTAAAGTTACAACACTTCCTGCAACAAATTGACCTTGCTTACCTGTGGCTGGAAGTTCTATCGGTTGCGTTAAAAGCATATCTGCGGCGCTGTATGTCAGTTTTGTTGAATATGTAAAGCCGCTTGGTGCATCGGAATCTCTGGAGGCAGAAGCTCCACCTGCAGAAGTAAATCTATCTGCGGCATAATTACCAACAGATGATAGTGAAGTTCCCCTCTGCCAGACCTCCATCGCACCATTGATAATCAGGTTCCTGCGGCCACCTAGTTGCCCACCATTAAAGCTGGATCCTTTAATATCACCAGTAGCAGTCACATTAGTACCAGTAAGATTAGTACCACTGAGATTAGTACCACTAAGATTAGTGATAGTGGCAGAGTCCGCAGTTACATTAGTGCCAGTTACATTAGTACCGCTGAGATTAGTACCACTGAGATTAGTGATAGTAGCAGAGTCTGCATTTATATTACCACTGGTAGTATTAAGATTAGTGATAGTAGCTGAGTCTGCAATTACATTAGTACCAGTAAGATTAGTATTTCCATCAATTCTAATATTACTATTTGTTATAACAGTAGCCATGTATTAGCTTCCTTCTGAATCTGCTGGTTCAATAGTAAGTTCTCCAGCTTCTACCTGACGCATGATTTCTTGGTAGTATCGATGCCCTACGGGAGCCGACCCCAGACTACTTCCGATTGTGTATGAGACTCCAACGGTGTTACCGTCTTCATCTTCGACATATTTTACGTCCGTGTAGTTACTCATATTTTTTACTCCTACAATTCTGCATCAAGTTCTAGGGCAGCGCCACCACCCGCCAGACCTACAAAATAGTAAACGTGGTTTGTGGCAAAAGTAGTATCCGTATAGAAATTAAAGAGGTAGCCATAGGTTGTGACATTCCCATAAGCTACTGAAGTAATGTTTATTGAGGTTCCGTTACCCCTTGCCACTTGAGAACCCGGAAGGGTTATAGCAGGAATATCCCGCATTAATCCCAAGTGAGGAGTCACAGGTGCCCTTAATGTAGATGTGTTTACTGCCAACCCAGTAAACATTGGGGTTGCAGCCGTGGAAGAGCGATGTTTCTGATAATACCTCTGACACAAAGCCAACTCTTCACTATAAGACCGATGCTCAAACGGAGTAGCAGTGTCGCCTACTTCTAGTTGGACTGCGGTGACTTCATACCATTCATCCTCATTATTCGTGGTATTAAAAAGATCCGCAAACACAAAACGAGCCCCTATGTTCTTTACTGTTGATGCGCAGGTAATCGTTTTTGTATACTTAGTCCATGTTATAGGATAAGACCCGTTGCTGATATAAATCGGATTTGTTCTTGTAGCACCAGTGATACCAAAATCAGGATCTACCGTGTCATATTCAGATAACTCGATTGAAAATCCATTAGAAGTCCCTGTTATAGTATCATTACTAAATCTTATCCAAAGGCTAAGAGTAACAGTTTTTCCAGCAACAAAATCACAGTTGGCATGCTCAACAATTTGACCAAACGCCATGCGGGTACCAGATCCAGCTTCGCTTGTACTTGAGGAAGTAACTCTGGCCGCTTTTGTAGTAGGAACTGAGCTATCTGTTACTGATACCTGTTGATGTCCCCCCCGCTGAAACTGACCGGGCTGCCATCTATCTAATGAATAATCCGTTGCAGTATTGGCTAAGGTAAATGTACGGCTTGTCCCGTAACGCTGTGACACCTGCATAGCACCATTGATAATCAGGTTCCTGCGGCCACCTAGCTGACCACCATTGAAACTAGATCCTGTAATATCACCACTAGCAGTCATATTAGTACTAGAAAGAGCAGTGATAGTGGCAGAGTCTGCAGTTACATTAGTACCAGTAAGATTAGTACCGCTGAGATTAGTGATAGTGGCGGAGTCTACGGTTACTGCAGTTACATTTTTAGTAAAGGTTACAGTACCATCAGTAGCCAGTCGAAGAGAATCCGAATCAGCTGCAATATGTTTAATATTTTCTACGTTTAGCGTACTCATTAGTTATCCTAAACTTCTTTAATTGTCAATCTAGATGCATTTGCTAGAGTTGCTATAGTATCAGAACCACTATTTCGACTGGCTCTAACATCAATAATGTCATTTGCTGCTAAAGTTAAAATAACAGTAGCACTACCAGTGGTCTCACCATATCCAGCAAGTCTATTATACATTCTAGATTCAGTTCCTGTAACAGCTGATCCATTTTTGTATAATAAAGCACGAGAATCTGATCTTCCGGACCCAGATGTAGTATTAGTTGTTACATCATAGGTAATCATATATGTACCAGCCTTAGTTACAGTAACTCTACCGCCACTCAAAGTAAAGACCGATCCACTAGAACTTGCTAACTGAGTATTAATAGGAACAACAGCATCTGTATTAGTTAATGTAATAACACTACTAGCATATGCAGAATAATAATCGTGTCCGACAAACTTAGTGGATGTAACAGTGCCGTTTACATTTAGACCAGTTGTAGTCAACTCCATATAATCGCTAGTACCACCATCAGCATAAGTACCTATGTACCAGCGATGTTTTTGAGCCGCCCTATTATAAAGTGTGAAAGATTCAATACCGATGGCGTATCCACTTGCAGCATCACCGTTCCATAGCTTGATATGACCATCAGTTGAAACTCTGTTAGTAAAAATTAAGTCACTATCTAGATTAAGATCTTTGTTGAAGTTCCAGTTGTCACCTGCATTAACATAGGTAAGTGTAGCATTAGCACCGTCGACTGTAAGTCCTGCTCCGTCCGCTGCGGCTGCATCTGCTGCGCCACTTGCTACGGTAATATTAAGATCATCAACATTCAATGTTGTAGAGTTAATAGTTGTTGTTGTACCATCAACAATAAAATTACCGGCAACTCTAAGGTTACCAGCTACCTCAAGCTTATAAGCAGGCGTATCAGTACCAATACCTACGAATCCATTACTGTCGATTACTATACGATTAATATTGTTGGTTCGCAGCTCTAATTGCGAATTTACATATTTTACAAAAGGTTCAATGCTAGCATTAGGCCCATCGGAGTCTGGACCATAGATAAGCATAGCCCCTTCACCACTCCATTGCGGTACTCCAATCCAACCACGCACTTCACCATCTTGACTAAATGCAATACGCCCGTCTACGCCTCCGGTAGTACCCTGTGCCGTAATCACTCCATCTAATCTGATTTCACCACCTACATCAAGCTTTGAAACAGGCGTATCAGTACCAATACCAACATTTCCGTTGGAATCTTTATTAATAAGACCATCTAAATTTATAACGTTATTTCTGGCTGAATCCGGAGCAACAAGGTCTAGGTAGCCTGATTGATCACCATATATTCTTAATTTTGACATTAGATAATCACCCAAGAAGCATTAGCAGGAATAGTAACAGTTACACCACTATTTATTGTAATAGGACCAGCACTCATAGCGTTCTTATTAGATGACACTGTATAACTAGTTGTAACTGTCTGGCCGTTTTCAAAGAATACCTCATCTGATCCACCACCAGTTGCTGCACCTTTTGCAGTACCAACAACCTCTACAATCGAACGGATAGTAATTTCATCATCTTGTACTGCAGCATCAAGCAACGTAATGCCTGTGGCAGAATCCAGAGTGTAGTCACTGGTATTTAGCATTACGCCGTTCTTAAAGATCTGAGTAAAATCATCCTGGGTCTGAATAGGCTCGAGATTAGTGACAGTAGTATCACCACCATTCAATACTCTTCTCTGAGTAAATCCCCCCACACTAAGCGCTGCAATACCAAGAGATCTATCTTGAATATTGGCGTTAATGCCTGGTGATATTAAATTTGAATTCTTTCTAGCCATTTAAGCGGATCCTTCTAATGCAGTCAAGTGCCTCAATGGTTGCCTGTTGCGCCTCCATTTGAGTTTGTTGTTCTTGGATTGGCCATAAAAAATAGTCCTACAGATTGGTTTCTATAGGAATATTTATATGGTTTAGAATGTTAGGAGTTTCATTACTAGTCAGTTATTTCTGTCCAGTTAGTTATATTTTCGTTCCAAACATATCTACCTTCTTCTGGTAGTGGAACTGGAGGCTCCCATAAACATGTATCGTCATTTAATACCCAACTTTCAAATGGTTTAAATCCAATAAAGGCATCTTTTTTTGGATCGTAAGTGAATCCAATACCTGCAAAGTTTTTTCTTAATGGTATTCCATCATCTTCTTCATTAGTTTCTGGGTCGTAATGTTTACCACCATAAGTAT